CCACAAAAACATCGCTAATACAGTTTTCTCGCCCGTGCGCGTGAAGGGGTCACATGGCTAAACGGACACAGCGCATTGACAGCGCCACGGCTGCGGTAGCGGTAATGCTAAAGGCGACTAGCGAGATATGCCCACCAGCGCATATTACGATGACGCCCGCGGACATGCCGTTTTGGTTGTCGGTGCTGGCAGAGAAAGCAAAGTCCGAATGGACGGGGCATGATTTGGAACTGGCTGCATTGCTGGCCAAGTCGCTTCGCAAGATGGAGCAAGAAGACGTTCTGCTTGATGCGGAAGGCACAGTGCTTTCAACGGCTGGCGGTAATCCAACTGCTAATCCAAGGGTTCGCGTCATTGCAGACCTTCATTCGCGGATTATCAAATACCGCCAAACGCTAGGCATCCACGCACGGGGCAAGGGGGGTGAGGCAAGGGACGTTGAAAAGCGCCGCTTGCTGGCCAAGGATATTGAAAACAATAACCCGCTTGATGATGACTTGCTGGCGAGGCCTTCAATTCAGTGACACGCGGCGAAAAGGTTTGCAGATTTATTGAGAAATACATCCGCATTCCAGAGGGGGCTAAGGTTGGCCAGCCTATCAAGCTGGTAAAGTTCCAGCGTGATTTCATCTTGGCGGTGTTTGACAACCCGGCGGGTACACGGCGCGGGTATTTGAGCATCGGGCGAAAGAACGGCAAGACGGCTTTGATTGCCTGCCTGTTGTTGGCTTGCCTAGTGGGGCCGGAAGCGAAGTTAAACGCGCAGTTGGTGTCGGGCGCTTTGTCGCGGGATCAAGCTGCGTTGGTGTTTAATCTGGCCGCAAAGATGGTTCAGATGTCACCTGAACTGCAAAAGATTGTCCGCATAATCCCATCGGGTAAGCGGCTAATCGGCTTGAACATGAATACAGAGTTTCGCGCACTGGCGGCTGAAGGCAAGACTGCCCACGGCCTTAGCCCAGTGTTGGCGATACTAGACGAAATTGGACAGGTAAGAGGCCCACAGAGCGACTTCGTTGACGCAATAACCACATCGCAGGGCGCCCATGACGCACCGCTTTTGCTGGTTATCTCAACGCAGGCGCCAACGGATGCTGATTTGTTTTCGATATGGCTGGATGATGCGGAGCGGTCAAACGATCCGTCCATTGTCAGCCATGTTTATGCAGCGCCGGAGGATTGTGAACTGGACGACAAGGCAGCATGGGAGGCCGCTAATCCGGCGCTTGGGTTGTTTCGTTCATTACGGGATGTTGAAGAACAGGCAGCGCAGGCAATGCGGATGCCTTCTAATGAGGCTACATTCCGCGTTCTGACATTGAACCAGCGCGTTAATATGGTGGCCGCGTTTGTTTCGGCTAACGTCTGGAAGGCTGGCAACAGGCCCACAAAGGAATTTACAGGCTCGGTTTATGGCGGGTTGGATTTGTCGGCAACCACCGACTTGACCAGCCTTGTTCTAACTTGCCGCATTGATGGCGAATTGCATGTGCAGCCATATTTTTGGATGCCACATGATAGCGTTGCCGATGCATCGAAACGGGACCGCGCGCCTTATGCCGTATGGGTCAAGCAAGGGTTAATCAAGACAACGCCGGGGCGCGTGATTGATTACGCATTCGTGGCGCGGGATATTGGCGAGATAACAGCGGGCATGTCGATCAGCCGCATAGCGTTTGACCGCTGGCGGATGGACCGAATGCAGACAGCATTGGAACAGGCTGGCGTTGAATTGCCGCTAGAGCCGTTCGGCCAAGGTTACGTGTCAATGGCTCCAGCCTTGGACGCGTTAGAAGAAGATTTATTGAAAGAGAATTTATTGCACGGTGGCAATGGGCCGCTTGCAATGTGCGCCGCTAACGCGGTGGCAGTTTCAGACCCTGCGGGAAATCGGAAACTAGACAAGTCAAAGGCAACGGGCCGGATTGACGGATTAGTGGCGCTTGCAATGGCGCGGGGGGTTGAGGCCATGAACGTTGAAGCAATACCGTTCTCGCCTTGGGACGATCCCGCCTTTAGTTTGGCGACTGCATAATGTGGCCGTTCAAGACCGCAGAGAAGCGGATGATAACCGAAATCCCCGGCATTGAACGACCATGCGCGAATATCCTGCAAGTTTACGGGCTTGGCGATACGCTATTGCCGACAGTAACGATTGACATTGCGCTGACTGTGCCTGCGGTATGGGCGGCGGTTACTTTCCTGCCTCGCACCTTGGCGGCGCTGCCGTTGCACGGTTACAAAGATACAGCCGAAGGCGCGGTAAAGATTAAGGGCGGGCTGCAAACGCTGGTGCACGAAGCACCAAATCCAGAGTGGACCAGCTTCAAGCTGCGCCAGCATTTTTGGCAGCAAGTGTTTACCGGCGGGCGGGGTTTGTTGTGGATTGAGCGCAATGGGGCAAATGTTGTCGGTTTATGGCCGGTTGAGCCGTCAAAAGCCAAGATAAAGCGCACCGCAACGGGGCAAACTACCTATGAAATAGGCGGTAAAACCTACCCTAGCGCGGACATTATCGACGTTCCGTTTATGCTTAAAGCAAATGGGGTCGATCATTACGGGCCGATAACGCAGGGACGCAAGGCAATCCAGCTTGCTTTGGCTATGAATGACTATGGTTCGCGGTTCTTTGCAGGCGGCGGGGTGCCACCTTTGGCGCTTGAGGGGCCGTTACCGCAAGGGCCGGAAGCCTTTAAACGGGCGATGGCGGACATAAGCAGCGCGATTGACAACGCGAAATCACAGGACAAGCCGATATTTGCAATGCCGCCGGGGCATAAGTTGACGCCGGTTGGCTTCGATCCTGAAAAAGGCCAGATGACAGACGCGCGGCGTTTCCAGATTGAGGAAATCGCGCGCATATACAATTTGCCGCCAGTGTTTTTGCAAGACCTTTCGCATGGCACGTTCTCGAACGTCGAACAGCAAGACTTGCATCTGGTCAAGCATCTGATTTCGCAATGGGCGGGATCGCTTGAGCAGGAAATGAACCTGAAGCTATTCGGCCAAAAGAATAACGGGCGATATGTCGAACATAATCTGGACGGATTGATGCGCGGCGACTTTGCCACGCGGATGTCGGGGCTTTCGCAGGCAATTCAGACGGCAATTCTAACGCCGAACGAAGCCCGCGCGCTTGAGAACAGGCCAGCGATGCCTGCGGGCAATGAGTTGCTTATCCAGGGCGCGACTATCCCGCTCGGTCAAGAGCCTGTTGCGCCGGAACCTATCGTTGATGACGGCGCGGAGCGGGCTGTTGCGGCGCTAGGTGAGCGTATTGATAGCCAATTGCAGGCGCAATCCACAGCGATTGCGGACTTGGGCGAAAAGGTAGCGAAGCGCCACGCGGTCAAGCGGGTTCCGATACGCGACAAAGAAACGGGTTTGATAACTTCCATCGAGGAAATTGAGGCATGAGTAAGAGCAACACCACAGAGAATGACGTTCTCAAGGCCGTCCTGACGGGCGTTGACCCTGCATGGCGTTCAAACGCAAACCGCTATCTTGCCCTGCATACGGCAGACCCCGGCGAGGCTGGAACGCAAACCACCAGCGAAGCCACGTTCACCAGCTATGCGCGCGTGGCGATTGCAACGGGCGATTGGACCGATGGAGGCTCTACTTTCAGTAATACGAACTTGGCGCAGTTTCCGCAATGCACGGGCGGCACGAACACGATCACGCACGTTTCAATCGGCACGGTTGTTTCGGGCGCAGGCCAGATACTTTACAGCGGCGCGCTGACAAGTTCGCTGTCGGTTTCCAACGGAATTCAGCCGCAGTTTGCCGCTGGTGCCCTGACAGTTGTCGAAGATTGACCAAAGCAAATTTGGTGAACTGAGACCGAATAAGGAAGTGCAAAATATGCTATCCTGCAAAACTTGCGGCGCGCCCGTTAAACAGGTTGAAGCCATTTTACAACGCACTTGCGAGCATAAAGACGCGCCGATTATTGCAAACATGGTGGCGAATGCCAAGGGCGCGGCGGTGCTGAAATGAGTTTTGCAAACGTGGCCGCATTTGCATCGGCTGCAAACGAAAAGAACTGGATCAGCACGTATCGCAAGGCATTGTCTGCGACTGCAACGGTAACGGGGCAGTGGTATGACTACAGCTACGCTGGCGGCAACCCTATTCCTAATTATTATGCGTCAAGCCCGTTAGAAGCGGCAGTGCTAGAACCTGAAAAGGGCATTATCTGCCCGCGTGTGAGCGATAAGCTATTTTTGCACCGCTGGACCGCCATGACGGCGGCGGCAAGTGCAACCAGCACGGCGAACGCCAATCAGGCGCTTGTCATGATGGATTATGTTTTGTTCTACCCGTTCGTTGATATGGACGCGGCGGGTGAAGATCAGACGATGACGCAAACGGCCACGCTGCCACATTATGAAAGCGGTGAGGGTCTGGAAATTATGGTTGTGGCGCAATCGCCTACAGTCGGCGGTGGACGTTTCACCATCACATTTACGGACAGCACGAATACGCAATATGTGACGGAAAGTATGTTTTGTGCAGCAGCGCAACCAGCGGGGGCATTGGTTCAAGCGTCGGGCGCGGCAGCGGGCGTTCAGCCTTTTGTGCAGATGCCTGCGGGCGCGAAGGGCGTAAAGACGATCGACAGCGTGAATTTCAGCGTTGCGAATGGCGGATTGTGCGCTATTGTTTTGGTTAAGCCTTTGCAGAATATGTATTTGCGCGAGGAATGCCGGACAGCAACGGGAACTATTGAGCCTTTCGGCGCGGCGGCTGAACATGAGGCCATGCGGACGCGGGCTGGAATGGTTGAGATTAAAGACGGTGCTTTCATCGGCATCATTGGACAAGGCTCGAACGGGTCTTTGGCATCATCTGTGCTTGTTGGCACTTTAGAAACGGTCTGGAACTAGTATGGGCTTTGCATCGCAAGATGACTTGATTGCATCGATCACGGTTGATGGGCAGTCGGGGCGTATTGATTACAACAAGACAACGGCTGTTGCGGGCGTTGCCGGTACATGGACGGACCTTGGCACGGCGACTGGCTCTGTCCCGGCTTCGACTTATGCAGGCACGTCGCTAACGTTTGTTGCAACGGATGATACATGGTCGGAAGGTGCGGTCCCGCATGGCGGCGACGTATCGACTGCAACAAAGCACTTCCTGAACGCCAGTGCATCGGTATTTGCAGCGGCGGGTGCGCCTTGGGTTTTGATGTGCGTTGACCAAGTGGGTTACGTGCCGATTACCACAACGGACGTTACCGGCACAGGCTCGCGCACGGTTACAATGACGCCCATCGGATCGTCGGGTGCAAAGGTTGACCGCTACCCGAACGGCGCTGGCTTGCGGGCGTATTTTTCAACTGAAGTTGCACCGACTGCTGGCGGTCCTAACTTGACGGTGTTTACCTATACCAATCAAGCAGGCACGGCGGGCAAGACTGCCCCTGCGACGGTTGGCTTTGCTGCAACGCCTGTTACCGGCATGATACCACATAGCGGCAACGCTGCGACACGCTATGCACCGTTCCTGCCCTTGGCGGTAAATGATACCGGCATAAGCGATTTACAGAACTTCACGCTTACCGGCGGCACAGCATACACCGGCACCGGGCAGCTTGTGTTGCATCTGGTCAAGCCGCTTTGGCAGATACCGATCCCCGCTAACGGTATTTTGACCGAACGCGATTTTGTCAATATGCTGCCAAGCCTGCCACAGATAAAGGACGGGTCTTGCCTTAAGTTCCTGTTGTTCCAGACCGGCGCAACCACCACGACCAGCCCTGTAAATGTATTTGCGGACTATGGCTGGAACTAATGCTTATCTGCGCCAACGGTATGCGGCTAGCATCCGGTCCGAACAGGATGTTTTCAGGGATTACATCGACGGCGGGCGGCTATCGGTCAGAACAAATAAAAGGGAGCCTATTTAACCGCTATCAGGCGCTAGACCCCAAGACGTCAACGCCGGATGGGGCAAGGCATCCGGTTGCGTGGATTCCTGCACAAAAGGCGGGCGGCATGGCTTCGCGGTCTAATATTTTGGGCGCTGCGGATTTGGCCGCATCTGGCGCAATGGGAATTAACAACGAGGCGGCGCTTTCAGGGATTGGTGAGATAACCAACGCGCCTTTGCAGTTGATCGTGTCGGCTATTGCGGCGCTATCGGGCAGCGGCGAGATTGCAACGGCGGGGCTTGCTGGCAAGTTGGAAGCAGTGGCGGCTCTGGCTGGCACTGGCGACCTTACAGCGGCCATCGGCGCATTGGCGGGCATATTTGCCGACCTAGACGGTGAGGGCGCGCTAACAGGCACAATTCGCGCCTTGGGATATATGGAAGCGGAAGTAACACCGTTTACCGAACTAAGCCCGCAAAGTTTGGCGGCGGCAGTATGGGCAAGCATTATCGAAAGCGGCCTGACTGCCGAAGATGCCATGAAGCTAATCGCGGCGGCAACGGCGGGGCAAGTATCGGGCGCGGCAACGTCAACGGTAACAATCCGAAACGCGGTTGCAGATAGTAAGGACAGGATCGTTGCAACGGTCGATGGCGACGGCAACAGAACGGCGATTACATACGATTTGGATGACTAATGCCACAGAATCCGCCTAGCTTCTTTGCGCCGCGCTATTTTGCACCGGCGTATTTTGGCGGCGAATTACCGGCAGGGAGTATGTCGGCAACGCTGCTAGGAACTAGCGGCATAACGGCGGTCTTGGTCGGTATTGAATCGGCTTATTCGGGAAGCAATTTTTACTTTAAGGCGCGGCCTCTAAAGATAAAGCTGGTCAAGCCGCAACCGGCTTACATGACGGCCAATATTTACGGACGCGGCGGGTTGTCGGGTTCGATACGCGCAACTGCAAATATCGGGGCAAGTATAACTGGTGTATCCGGTTTTAAGGCGGGCGTGTCTGCAATAGCATCGATGGAAAGCGCATTTAGCGGGTCATCTGTTTTGACGGCGCGCGGCTTTGTTAAGAACTTTTGGACTTTGGCACACGCGGAAGAAGAATTCTGGCTGATAGCGGCTTGAGGGGTTAAAAAATGGAAATTGAAAAACGCTCGGTTATGGCAGTGCCTGAATTGCGCGCTAATGGTGAAAAGCGCACTATCGCAGGCTATGCGGCGGTGTTTAATTCCGAGGCTAATATTGGCGGCTATTTCCGCGAAGTTATCAAGCCCGGTGCTTTTGCGGACACCTTGAAAAGCGCAGACGTTCGCGCGCTTGTCGATCACGATAGCGGGCGGGTCATTGGCCGTTCAAAGGCTGGCACTTTGCGGCTTGTCGAAGATGAACGCGGGCTATCGGTTGAAATTGATTTGCCCGATACCAGCGACGGGCGCGATATTGGCGAACTGGTTAGCCGTGGCGACATTGACGGAATGTCATTTGGCTTTCGCGTGACGCATGATGAATGGGACGAAAGCGTGGAGCCTGCCGTCCGCACTATTCACGGAATCGAATTGCATGAAGTCAGCGCCGTAACATGGCCTGCTTATGCCGACACTAGCCTTGCAATGCGTTCAAAGGACGCAGCCAAGACCGAGGCCGAGAAGGCCAAGGCAGAATTTAACCGGACGCTAGCCGAGGCGCGCATCGCCCTTCGCAAAGCCACTGCCGAACAGAAGTTCCGCAAGATTTAAAAGCTTTCCGGCGTTCGCGCCGAGCCTATCGCAAGCCCTTGGGAAAGGCATCATCGCTCGCCATTCGGCGGGCTTTTTTGCTTTGGAGCAACCAAAATGCCTACTGAACTACACGATAAGCGGGGCCGTCTCGTTACGCAGGCCCGCGAAGCACTTGATGAAATCAAAAGCAACACCGACGAAGCCCGTTCGGCTGAATTGGAAGCGCGCCATGATGCTATCATGGTTGAATTTGACCAGACCGAAAAGCTGATCGAGCGCGAAGCCAAGCTGGCCGCAATCGAAGCCCGTGCTGCAAAGGCCCGCGAAGAAGCGCGTCCCGACCAGAGCGGCGAAGGTCGCGGTCAAGATGAAGTGCAGAAGCCTGAATATCGGGATGCCTTTATCGAACTAGCCCGCAACGGTTTCAACCCGCAGGAAATCAGCGCAGAAGCCCGCGCCGTATTGAAGGCAGGCATTACCGAATTTCGCGCGCAGACTGTCGGCACCAATGGCGCTGGCGGTTTCACCGTCCCGACCGACCTTGCAAACACCATCGACAAGACGATGAAAATGTGGGGTCCAATGTATAATGAAGACATCACCAATGTCATCACGACTTCAAGCGGCAATCCGCTGGACTTCCCACGCACGGATGACACCGGCGTTGCGGTAGCACAGCACACTGAAGCAGGCGCTATGACGGATGACGGCGGCGTTGATGCCACCTTCACCAAAATGACGCTTGGCGCGTTTGCGTATGACACCGAATGGGTGCAGATTTCGATGGAACTGTTGCAGGACAGCGCCGTCAATATCGAAACTTTCATCGGTGAATTGCTTGGTGAGCGTCTTGCCCGTCGCGTCAATACCGAATTGACGGTTGGTGATGGCACTGGCGATCCGCTTGGCATTGTCGCGGCTTCGACACTCGGCAAGACTGCCGCTGGTGCCGCTGCAATCACGGGCGATGAACTTATTGACCTGTTGCACTCGGTTGACCCGGCTTACCGCCAGTCGCCCAAGGCGCGGTTCATGTTCAATGACAGCACCCTTGCTGTTATCCGCAAGCTGAAAGACGGCCAAGGCAACTACCTGTGGCAGATGGGCGACATTCGCGTCGGTGAACCCGGCTCGTTGCTTGGTCAGAACTACAGCGTCAATCAGGCGATGGCAAACGTGGCAACCGGCCAAAAGTCGGTTGTTTACGGTGACTTCGGCAAATATTATGTTCGCAAGGTTGGTGCGCCGGTTATCGGTGTTCGCCGCGAATATTATTGGCCAAACATCGGTTTGGCTGGGATCGTTCGCCTCGATGGCGACCTTATCCAGACCGGGGCCGTGCGCCACCTCATCCAAGCATAATGAAAAGGGCGGGGGCTTAACGGTCCCCGCCTTCCTTTTGGAGATACGCCTGTGAAAATCAAGATGACCGCCAGCTTTGTTGGCCCTGAATATTCCGTTGAAGCAGGCGAAGAAACCGACCGCTTTAGCGAAGCCGAGGCGATCCGTTTTATTGAAGCGGGCTTTGCAATTCCGGTTGCTGTACCAAAAATCGAACGCGCCGTTGACAAGTCGGTGAAAGAAAAGCGGTGAGCATCCGCTTAATCACGGCGGCGTCTAGCTATCCCGTCACGCTAGACGAGGCCAAGGCGCAATGCCGCATCGATAGCAGCGACGAGGATGCGCTGATTAACGGCTTGATTGCCGCCGCAACCGATTATGTCGAACTTTACACAGGCCGAGCAATCGCAACGCAGACATGGGAATATGTCGCAGACGGATTTTGCGATGTCATGGCGCTGACAAAGGGGCCGGTTACTTCGGTCACGTCGGTTAAATATTTCGATATTGACGCGGTGGAGCAGACGCTTTCGGCCACGTTTTACACGGTTGATTTTGCAAGCGACCCGCAGCGGGTTGTCTTGAACGATGGCTTCCAATGGCCTGCCGTTGACGCTGGCGTAAACAAGGTAACTATCCGCTTTGTGGCTGGTTATACAACCGTCCCGCCGTCAATTAAACACGCGATACTGTTATTGATAGGGCAGTGGTTTGATAACCGCGCAGACGTTGCCGACAAGGCCATGTTTGCCACACCTAACGCGGTTACATCCCTGCTCACAAATTACCGTAGTTTTTCATTTTAGGGAGTAAATATAATGGCTGATTTGAGTATCACTGCCGCAAACGTGGCAGCGGGTTCGGGCGCAATGAAAGTTACCGGCACGGCGGGGGCAACTGTCACCGCTGGCCAAGTCGTTTATTTCGACGCAGCGGACAGCAAGTATAAGCTTGCGGACACGGATAGCGCGACTGCGGCTGTACGGTCGCCGGTTGGCGTTGCGTTGAATGGCGCATCAAACGGCCAGCCATTGACGGTTCTAACGTCCGGCCCTGTCACCATCGGTGCGACTGTCGCTGTTGGCGATGTTTACTATTTGAGCGGCACTGCGGGCGGTCTTGCACCATTCGCAGACGTGGCGGCTGGTGATTATCCCTGTATCATCGGGATCTGCACTTCGACTTCGGTTCTGAACGTGAAAATTCAAGAAGCGGGCGCGGTTAAAGTCTAATGGACGCGGGCGAGTTCGACCGGACAATTGAGTTGTTCTCGCCCACCGATGGCGTTGATGACGGCTACACGACTATTCCGGCGGGATTTGCAACCCAAGGCACTCGGAAAGCCAAATACATTCCAGCCATGCGCCGCGAGATATTTGAAGCGGCAGGGCGCGAGGCCAAGTTGCCGGTTGTCTTTGAGGTTCGCAGCGACACGCTAACACGCCAGATCGATGAGACATGGCGGATTAGTTTTGAGGGCGACGTTTACGATTGCAAAGGCGTTCAGCAAGTCGGGCGGCGCAAGTTCATCCGCATCGAGGTAATGGGGGCAGATAACGGGCTGTGACGGTAAAATTAGAGGGCTTCAGAGAACTTGAGGCCGCTCTCGCGCAGCTACCGAAATCGACTGGCAAAAACGTCCTGCGGCGGGTTGCCAAGGGCGCGCTTGAGCCGATGGCGGACAAAGCGCGGGGCATGGCACCGATTGACCAGGGCGACTTGAAAGCAGCCATTATGGTTTCGGAAAAGCGCACCAAGCGGGTCACAAGAATAAACAGGTTCGACAAAAACACCGGCATTGAAATGGCGATGGGTCCGGTGTCCGGCAAAGGCGTCCTGAATTATGCGACCTTTGCGGAGTTCGGCACAAACGACACGCGGGCAACGCCATTTATGAGGCCATCATGGGAGGGCGGCAAGAATGAAGCTCTCGAATATGTGAAGTCCAA